TAAGTAGAATGGATAACATTGTGGCAGATTCATCAGAACCCAAGTCAATTGCGGAATTGAACCGTTCAGGTCTTAATGTTCGTGGAGTTAAAAAGGGGACTGGTTCAGTTCTATTTGGTATCCAAAAGTTAAGACAATTCAAAGTAAACATTCATAAGGACTCACACAACCTCATCACTGAGTTCACTAATTATAGATATAAAAAAGATAGACAGGGACGAATAACGAATCAGACAGAAGGCGATGACCACGCCTTAGATGCCTTGAGATATGTTGTATCTGAGTTCCTGAATACCAAACCAAAACCATTCACATTTGTATGATAGAAGTATTAATAGACGACAGAGTAATTAAGGTCAATCCAAAGTTGACCATAGACAAGTATCAAAAGATACAGGGAAACCCCATTAGATATTCCAAACCTGAGGAGATACTTGGATTGTATCTTGATATCAGTGTTGATGAATTAAGAGACCTACCAGTAGACCAAATTAAGTTCGTTGAGGTTTCTCTATCAAACTACATCTTGGAACCAAAGACAAGAGATTTGGTGACCACATTTGAATTGAATGGAATTACCTATGGATTGGAGAATGACTGGCAGAACATGACTTGGGGACAATGGGTAGACCTTGAGGTTTATTCACAATCTGACAAACTGACAGATAATATCCACATGCTCATGGCTCTGTTATACAGACCTGTAACGAATGAGAAAGGTAAGGACTACAAGTTAGAAAAGTTCAAGTCATCAAAGGTTATGGAACGAGCGGATATGTTCAAGAATAATCTACCGATTGAGATGTGGTTCGGGGTTTCAACTTTTTTTTTGCAAACACTAAACGCATACATAACGCATATAGACAATTCTTTGAAAGCGAAGATGAAGATAGAGAGTTATCTGAAACCCCTGAGGAAGATACTCCCCAAATGGCTCCTTCCGAAACCACTGCCCGATTCTACTTTGAACTCACTTACCAACTTGCGAGCGAGGACATCACAAAAATAGAACAACTCAACGACATGAATATGTATTTATGTTTATCAACGGCATCATTGATAAAAGACAGAATCATTAAACAACAGAATGAAATGAAAAAAATGGAGGCAAAAAATAAAAGACCATGAGTAATATAATGAACGAATATACTACATTCCATAAGGTCTTGGATTATTTACAATATTTCCAAGAACAATCCCCGATGTTAAACACATTTGGTTATGGAAACTTGGTGGACTTTGGTAAGAATGTATCAGGTTCATCTGTAAACTACCCATTCTTGTTTGTGGTTCCCCAAGCGATAGAGTATCAAGAGAACATGACCGTATATTCTGTGACCATGATTTTTGCGGACATCTTGAATTGGGACTTATCAAACGAGAAGGATTGTGTATCCGACATGAGTTGGGAAGCCAAGAGATTTCTGTCTTATTTGAAGTATGGTCAAAATACCTTACCAACATTATACGACAACATAGATGTGAATATGCCAGTTCAGGCAATCCCATTCTTTGAGAGATTTGGAGACCATGTGGCAGGGGTTGCAATGGAAGTGCCATTGATTGTTTATGATACATTGGATTCGTGTGATTACTACCCAACACCAACAGCGACACCAGGTCCTGAACCAACACCAACGGTTACAGCAACCAATACTGCAACTCCAACGGTTACCCCTACAAACACATCAACACCAACATCAACACCAGTATTAAGTCCGACACCTACGACCACTTCAACTCCTACACAAACGGGAACACCAACTCAAACAAAAACACCAACCAATACACCGACACAAACAACCACACAAACACCTACTCCAACTTGTGGAACATTTACAACTCAATATCTACAAAGTGAAATACAAGGGACGGATAATATCAAATATACCCTATTCAACAATCCAAATTATACAAGTAATGCGAATGCTCTTTGTGATTATGGTATAGCGGGAACTTACAATATTACCAACGGAGCAATCAATGTTCCATATACAACCACCATGGCGAGTGGAGACCATACACATACCTTTAACACAGGAGCAGGAAATATTAGTGGATTTACAATTACTTCAGTATCTCCTGTTTGTAATTGTGTTAGTGTAGATTTTACTCCTGAACCAACAACCACACCAACGAATACTCCTACTTTAACACAGACACCTACCTCATCACCAGTACCAGCACCTTTATCATTTTTGGTAACTACAGGTCAAAGTATCTATGAAGCATTTAGTTCAAGTGCCACAACAACATTATACACGGCGGATATTGGAAATTGTGGACCTTGTACCAGTGGTGGAATAACTTGTTTACCTTGTCTTACAACAAATCAAGTTTTATATCTTGACCCATCTTTAACTATTTTTGCTCCAAATGGATTCTATACGAATGAGATGTCTTCAGGAAACTATGGAACGATTACAGTATTTGGAACTAAAGAAGTTGCTGGTGGATTCTTTGGTGGGGCACCAAGTCCTCCATCAATACCTACTGGAGTTCATCCTTACTCATTCTCAGGTTATGTGGTGAATGGAACATATACAACTCCTTGTGATGCTAATCCATTATCAGGAGGAACTCCTATTGTTTTATATGGTGATAGTTGGCCGATTGATTACAACATTTATTTTTACAACGTATCTTCAGGGGCGTCCACTACTAACTTATTTGGTTCTTATTTCTTCCCACCACAATCAGGTTTAACCGTTAATCTATGTTTTAACTTGGACGAGGACGGTGATGTATCAAGAGTCTATCAAACTTGTAATTCAATTTGTTAAGATATGGCACAGGCACCAGATGATATATTAAGAATGTTGGGTGATGTGATTGAACAGAACATCAAGACCGAACTATTGAAGCCTCGTCAATCACGAGGTTATGATGGTAGACCCAAATCACCAGGAGCAGTAAACAATCGTGTTTATACTGGTCGTTTATTGGACGCTGCTACGGTTAGTTGGGAACGAGATGCTGATGGAAATATAAAGATGGTAATTGAGTTTCCTGGAGCACCTGAATGGCAAGTTGTGAACTCAGGTCGTAGAGGTAAGAAACAATCCCCTACATTCAAGTATCCACCACTTGCAACAATTGCCACTTGGGCAAGAACAAGAACCAATAATTCAATCCCACAATTCAGGGATAAACAAGGTAGGTTCATGTCCAACGATGATAGAGCATTCTTAATTCAAAGAAGTATTGGAGAATTGGGTATTGCACCTACATTCTTTTTAGATGAGGCAATCAAACAATCATTGGACGACATATCAAGAGATTTTGGTATCTATGGTAGAACATTCATTGAGGAAATCATAAGAGAAAAAATAACCTTTAGAACAGGAACACAAAGACAATGAGTATAGCATTTACATCAACACCAGCAGAGTTTCAACCCGTATTATCAGACGGGATATATTTTACATTATCATCGGACACATACAATCCGTTAAGCACATTCAAGTTCAAATATAACTACGAGTTGTATGTTGAGGACCTATTGGTCTTTGAGGGTAAGTGTTCACCAAACCCTTTTGGACTTGGGATATTGGATTTACAACAAATCCTTGAGACCTACACAGATTCATTACCACTATCGTATTGGAACACCACACCAATTTATACACACCAAACATTCCCATTCTCAAGACCATTGAATCAGGAGACAATCAACTACTATGTGAAGGTTGGTTATGAGTATGCAGATTCAGAGATTGGTTCAATTACAGGATATACTGGTTTTGGAAACTCCATTGGACCACCAGCAGTTGAGAGTATCCCATACAAAGTATTCCGTTCAACAATGGGGGTGAATCCAAAAGCCACAGAACAAAGTTTTGATATAGGTCAGTTCGTATTATCAGGAACACCATCAGGTGTAAACCCAACGACATCTAACCTATTCTTAACAAACGCACCAAGAACATTAGATGTGATGGAGGACGACTACTTCACATTGGGGTTCACAAACTATTATCTTTGGTCTGGTGCAACATCAGGACTATCAGAGGGGTATTATGTGAAATACACATTTATTGACGACCAGGGAGCCGTAATAACCGCAACAACATACGACAATATTATATCAAATGGTGGTGGTCCAAGACCTAACTGTAATTTGGTGTATCAGAACTACCCATTGATATATCCCGCCACAGGAACGACAGATTACAACACACTTTATGTGGGAGCAGGACCAGCAAACTTACCATACATTCCACCAAACGCAGTTCAATATACCGTTCAGTTGTATGGAAGATTTACAGGTTCAACAATTCCAATTCAACCAACCCCAACTCCGACAGCAACTGTAGGGACAACACCAACTCCTACAGGTAGTCCAACTCCGACACCTACCACATATTGTAGTGGTTGCACCGAGTATCAAATCAGTTATACAGGTTCAGGTCAATATAGTGTTGGATTTACAAATTGCACCAATGGTAGATTTGGTCAGTTGGTATTACAACCTAATTTGGGTTATGTTGTATGTTCGTGCACCTACCCAACAGTAGAGGTTGCCGCAACAATCATAAATGCTGGTCCATGTAATCCAATCCCAACACCAACTCCGACACCAAGTCCAACAAGACCTTGTGTATGTATTGAGTATGGGGTAACGAACAACACAGAATACACAGATGAGATTAGATGGTTAAATTGTAATGGAACGGTTGGTTCATTCTCACTACCAGGTAATTCAGCGATGTCCCCATTCTGTGCATGTCAGGATTCAATAACCTCAACATTCTCAGTTGTGGGTGTGATTGGTTCTTGTTCAACAACAACTCCAACTCCGACACCTACCCCTACAATAACTCCATCAGCAAACTGTATCACTTGTTATCAGTTAAATATATCAAACAATAATGCAGTGACTTGTCCTGTCCAATACTACAACTGTTCAGCAAGTAGATGGGAGACAATTAACATAGCAGGTTTCACATCGGTAATCATACCTTGTGGTTGTCCAAACATAATCACAGATTGTGCAAACATAACAGTAATAACAGGACCTGCCTGCACATAAATAAAACGACTATGAAGAAAGAACAAATATTTGGTTTAATCAGACACACCCTTACATTCATCGGTGGTGTTCTGGTAATTAAAGGTGTTGTTGATGAAGCAACCTTTACAGAAATAAGCGGAGCATTACTTACCTTAATCGGTGGTATTTGGAGTGTAATAGATAAGAAGTAATATGGCAATAATTCCACAAACCCCACCAACAGGTTACACTCAAGGAAACTGTGTTGAATACCAACCAGTATCAGAGATGTTCACATTCAATTTAGATTGTGGTCCAACTCGTTCACAGAACCAACACATTCAGTTGATGTTCTTGAATCGTTATGGACACTACGATTATGTTAGATTGATGTTTAACAGATTTCAGGGTCTATCTATCAATAGACAACAATATAAATCCATGAATATTGATTGGGGTTCAGAGAACCCTGTAAAGACACAATATTCTCGTGGATTGAATGACTCTGATGTTGTGATGGTTGAGACCGTATTGGTAAACACAGGATTTGTGAACCAACCTACATTCCAATGGTTAGAGGAATTATGGACATCAAATCTTGTCTATGAAATCACAACTGAAGGGGGACTTGCTCCTGTGAATATCTTGAACACAGAGTTTGAGAAAAAGATAGAAGGTAACAGAACCGTATACAATTTGGAACTCCAATATGTATATTCAAATAACATCAAACTTTTAGGAAAGTAACATGGATACTATATTATTGGCACAATTTACAGGGAATACTTGGCAGCGTATTGATGTGTTTGAGGACATTCCAATCACGCTCACAATTCAACAGAATGACTTAACGAATCTAACGAATCGTAGAGTTCCATATTCCAAGACAATTCAGATTCCTGATACCAATAATAATGCTATAATATTTGAACACTATTACGAGATAAATGGTATTGAGTTTAACCCACTCCAAAAAATCCCTTGTATCGTCCAATATAGAGGGACAGATATATTTCAGGGTGTGATGAGGTTGAACTCTGTAACCACAAACACAGATGAACGATTGTATGAGGTTTATTTGATGGGTGAGGTCTCTGACTTTATGGCTCCACTTAGAAATCTACAATTACAGGATTTGAACTATACAGACCTCAATCACGACTTGGTGTATTCATCTGTTACTCAATCTTGGGAGTGTGTGAACGATGGAGCGTCAGGATTGTTCAACGGACAAATCCTATATCCACTTATCAATTATGGATTGGACTATCAGGGTTCAACCTCATCGGCAGCAACCCCTACATTCACCTATGATTTTGATAGACCATTCTCATTTGACCAACCAGGTAGAGCAGTCCCACCATCAATATTCAAACCTGCCATTCAGGTAAAATCTGTATTGGATAGAATGTTTGCTGAGACAGGGTATGAGGTAATATCAGAGTTTTTTGATTCACCTTATTTCACCTCAATCTACATGGACACATTCCAAAATGGTAAGATTGGAGTTGAGTATGCTTCGGGTGTAACAAACCAAAACATATTCAGGACCTACATGAATCCTGTAAACTTTACCTATGATAAGGATACAACTCACCGATTACTGTTCAGGGATTTCTTAGGACCTGCCTACGACCCTTTAAATAACTTTATCAACCAATCAAATGGAAATAGATTTGTAGTTCCTTACGCGGGACAATACGGGTTTAATATTAGGTTTAATGTAATCACAGATGATGTGTGTATTCCTATTGCAATTGCTGACCCTGAGATTGTGGTTAGAGCATTCAAATCAACAAACCCAAATGATGTTATTGGAACAGGGACGATGTTCTACGAATCACCACTTATCAATTTGAGACAGGCATACATTGGACCATTGGGTAATGGACCACTACCAGTGAATCTATTCTTTGACGATGTGTTTGTTGCTGGTGAATATGTTGAGGTTGTAATCTTTGATAAGACCACATTCTTCTCTGTGTGTGCATCAAACATTAGGGGTGAGTATAGAATCCAAGCCTACGATGATGGAACGCTTAGAGACCCATTACCATTATACGAATTATACCAGTCCCCAACCATCATAACAGAATTGGTGGATATGAGATTAGGTATTCCAAACTTAGAGTGTGTTGAGTTCTTTAAATCCATGATTACGATGTTCAACTTGAATGTAACCCAAGATGAGCAAGCCAAGAC